CGCCTATTGTATTGGGACACCGAGATCTGCGGGGATGAATCGTATGGTACTACCGAATTGTCTACCCTAGTGCAAAGCACCAAGCCAGCCGGTGGTGGTGGTACCGACGTGCGGTGTGTGCCCGACTACATGACCGAGCACAAGATAGACCCGCAAGCTGTGATTGTGTTCACCGATGGGTACGTGTACGACTGGGGTACGTGGTCATGCCCTGTGATGTGGGCGGTGTACGACAACAAGCAAGCCAAGCCTGACTGCGGCAAGGTAGTTCACATTGGTACAAACAAGTTATGAGGGTGGTATCTACCTTTGGGCTTTTTCATGAAGAGACCCATTGACTACACACAAACAAGTTATGAGGAAGGATATGACTGAGACAATGTATACGACGGGGGAACGTCACCCCCAATCGACCAAGCTATTTAGTGGTAGACCCCTGACTAAGGGTAATTACGCTACCCGTGCGGAGTTGGAAGAAGCGGTGCTTGACCGGCACAACCGAGGGTATGGTTACAAACGCATCAGCAGGGTAGTGGGTGTGAGTGACATGACCGTGGCTAACATAATCAAACAATGGAAGGAGAAGAGAGATGGCACCAAGGATAACTAATGTAACCGCACGCAAGTATGTGCAGCGGAAGGAATCGTTTCAAGGTAATAACTTGTTTGGTGAATGGCGGTATGGTCGGTATGTAGTGACATCGTATGGCGATCACTTCCCGCTATTCATTTGGGAAGAGGGTACGTGGTATGAGAACATTGAGAAGATTACGCAAACACATCCCCATAGTAAGCACCGTACGCAAACACATCCCCATGAAGATACGTTACCCATGACCTGCAAAGATATGGTCGTGATAATGAATCATGGGATTGTTGGGGTAGCAGTAGGAATGGCAGTAGGAATGGCAGTTTAAACAATGTTAAAACTAAGTCTGTAGGAGGACGATAATGAGTTATAAGCATGTATTAGTAGCAGCGTTAGAGAAAGAAGAAACACATGACGGGCCGTTTGATCTGTCTGCGTTCATCACCAACGAACGGAGGCATGGTAGTGATATCTACGCCGCGTTCCTTGAGGCACTGGCAAAGAAGTTACCCACATGTAAGTTCCGCAAGATTACACACAGCGGTAGTGCGATTCATGTGTATCTGCCCACCGATCACTTCACGTTGGGTAGGGTAGGTTGGGGTGACTGGTCTGTAGATGGCAAACCAACAAACTCCATAATGGTGCAGTCTCCCCGAATTAGGAATGACAAGTATGGTTCCGAGAGGACGCAGCATTATATGTGGACATCGATCAGCCCGAAGCGTGCGTTATCCAATGCGCTGGGTGCACTGCGTCCCCATACGCCTATCGCGGTTGCGAAGTACTATGCCACTAACGTGGCGAGTAAGGTGTGGAATTCTGACTACGAAGGCCAACACAAGGTAACCAAAGTCAGAGGTAAATTAGTTCGGCATGACAGCTTAGAGCAAGAGCTGCGCGGTATCGTTGCCAGTGGGTATACGTTCATCAACGCCGAGTTCTCTGACTTGGTAACTTCTTTTATACACGAAGCCGATGAGTATGCGCTCCGCCAACAGAAGATAGACATGGTGTATGTACGGGCCTATATGCTGGGCGAGCAGCAAGTGTTCGATACCGTGCCGATTGCCAACATGCACAAGCATTATAACTTCGATGTTGAAGAGTCTTTCACACGCTACACCGAGGACACGTTACCAGAGGATATCCGAGGCAAGCTGTCTATGCTACTCATGGTTAATATGAACGAGTACGTCGATGGCGTAGGAATGCGTGCTCATGACGAGATATTCTATGTCAACGTACCCTGATAACACAGATGACACCATGTACCGTGTGATGGTAGATGCTGGAAAAAACTGTATAAGAGTGCAATGTATTGGAATGTATTGTGTTGACAATACGCTAGACGGGTCGTATAGTGGGATGGAGAAGTTGCCACAGTGGATGCAAGAGAAGGTTGCCCTGCTGATGATGACTTCTTCTACCCCGCCCATTCAGGAAGTTACCGGTATCGGTCAGCGTATCAGTGAGGATACGTTTTGGGTTTATCAATAAGGAACAACAGATGAATAAAGAACAGAAAGAACAGGTGGTTGCTTCGCTCAATACTATTGCGGATACCCTAACGCGTCTGCTTGAGATCGTTGAAGAGCAGCGTGAACTAGAGGATGAATAGTTTGTTAGGGACTTCCCTAACATTTTTTGAGTTTGAATTCTGCAACAGCAGATTTGGAAAAACCCTTTTTAATTTGAATTCTGCAACACCCTGATACCAGTTCCCAAGGAGAACGCATGACCCCAGAGGCTAAAGTTAAACGTGTTATCACTAACCAGCTCAAAGAGCTTGGTGCCTATTACTTCTACCCAGCAACGGGTGGGTATGGTCGAAGCGGTGTCCCTGACATCGTGGGTTGTTACAGGGGAAGGTTCTTCGGCATTGAATGCAAGGCGGGTAAGAACAAACCGACAGCATTGCAGCAGAAGAACCTAGATGATATTGCCTCGACAGAGGGAATCGCGCTTCTAATCAATGAAGCCAACATGAAAGATGTCGCCTACTTGTTGGGCGCTAAAGCTAATAATCCAGATCAGTTAGAGATGGAATTTTAAGGAGAAGGACGTGAATAAGCGAGAGAAAGTAATTGCAGTAATGCAGGAGAACCCAGATTGGCATCTACCTCGGGTAGCATCGCAGGTTGGGTGTAGTGAAAGTTACGTGCATTTGGTGCGTAAACAAGTTAAAGCAGCGGAATACAACGCTGCCAAAGCAGAACTTGAAGCGGAATCGACAGCAACGGCAACGTCGGTATCGGTACCTGCTACCGGATTAAGTGCAGAGGTAGAAACAAGTTATCTAGAAACTAACGACCTACCCCCGGCCCCGGTCGAGGTAGTGACCCGAAGCAAGATTCTTAGTACCGCCAAATCGTACATCACGAGGGATAGACAAGCAGACCACGGTGATGCAGAGGATAACTTCTCGCGGATCGCAGGGTACTGGTCATTGCATACCGGTGTTACGTTAACTGCTACTGATGTTGCAGTGATGATGGCGCTATTAAAGGTAGCTAGGATCAAGCAGAACCCCCAGCATGTTGATAACTGGGTGGATGGTGCAGGGTATTTCGCCTGTGGTGGTGAGATAGCGAACCAATAAAAATAGTCCGACCTTTCCAGTGTGTTAAAGCAGACTCAAAATGCAAGTATAACTGACACCGAGGGGGTGCGAAGCCCCCACTTATAAACTTGTTACCGGATATGATATGGATCTTATTACAATAGATTTTGAGACGTTCTACTCTCAGGACTTCTCGTTAAGCAAAATGACTACCGAAGCGTACGTTCGTGATCCTCGTTTTGAGGTGATCGGTGTGTCCGTTAAGGTGAACAATGGGCGTACTGAATGGGCGAGTGGGACACATGAGCAGCTTAAAAATTACTTCAGTGGTTTCGCGTGGGAAGACTCTATGGTCTTGGCTCACAACACAATGTTTGATGGCGCTATACTTTCTTGGTTATTCGATATTCATCCTCGGGTGTGGGCTGACACTTTGTGCATTGGCCGTGCTGTACACGGGGTGGAAGTTGGGGGCAGTCTCAAGGCGTTGGCCGAACGATATCAGATCGGCGTTAAAGGTACCGAAGTTTTAGATGCCAAAGGTAAGCGGCGGGTAGATTTTACCGATGAAGAGCTGGATAAGTACGGCGACTACTGCATAAACGATGTTGAATTGACATACAAACTCTTCGGGATTATGGGTAAGAAGTTTCCTAGACAAGAATTACGTGTCATAGATTTGACACTACGTATGTTCATTGAGCCTATGCTGGACCTTGATCTTGGTTTACTAGAGCAGCACCTAGAAGACACTAAAGACATTAAAGATAAGTTGTTATTAGATGCCGGTGTAGACAAAAAAGACCTGATGAGCAACCCCAAGTTTGCCGAATTGCTTAAGGGGGTAGGGGTCATACCGCCGATGAAGACCAGCCCGACCACTGGCAAAGAAACGTACGCTTTCGCCAAGTCTGATGAAGCGTTCAAAGCCTTGTTGGAGCACGAAGACGTACGGGTGCAAGCCTTGGTCAACGCTCGGCTCGGCAACAAGAGCACCCTTGAAGAGACACGGACGCAACGGTTCATTGACATATCGAAGCGTGGGTTGTTACCTGTACCGGTAAGGTATTATGCAGCACACACTGGACGTTGGGGCGGGGCCGACAAGATTAACTTGCAGAACTTGCCCAGCCGTGGGCCGAATGGTAAGAAACTCAAGAAGAGTATGATTGCCCCTGATGGTTACGTGCTGATTGACTGCGATTCAAGTCAGATCGAGGCCCGAGTGTTGGCATGGTTGGCAGGGCAGGGCGACTTAACAGAAGCGTTCCGTGTTGGTGATGATGTTTATAAGAAGATGGCGATGTCAATATATGGCGTCAACAGAGAAGAAGATGTCACTAAGGACCAGCGGTTCGTAGGTAAGACCACTATACTTGGTGCCGGTTACGGTATGGGAGCGGTGCGGTTTAAAGAGCAGTTGCAGTCTTTCGGGTTCGATATGGATCTAGATGAGGCTCGCAGGGTTATCTCGGTGTACCGTGAAGCAAACTTTAAGATAACGACTTTATGGCGTGACGCTGGCTACATGCTAGAGAATATGGCACGCGGTGACAGCGTTCAGTTTGGGCTTGACGGGGTTGTTGCAGTTGACGCGACCAAGAAAGCTATCATGCTACCGTCTGGATTATTCATGCGGTACGACGAGTTGGCCGGTGAGCAAGGTGAACGGGGTGTAGAGTACACCTATAAAGTTAGACGAGGCCGAAACCGGATCTATGGTGGCAAGGTGATAGAGAACGTCTGCCAAGCAGTTGCGCGTTGCATAATCGGAGAGCAGATGCTAAAAATTGCTAAACGATATCGGGTTGTCCTTACGGTTCACGACTCCGTTGTTTGCTGCGTTCCCGAAGAAGAAGTAGTAGAAGCGCAAGAGTATATCGAGAGTTGTATGCGCTGGACACCTCATTGGGCAGCAGGGATGCCCGTTAACTGTGAGTCCGGTATAGGTAAGTCTTATGGAGATTGCGAGTGACTGAGATACTAGACTTCGAAGAACACAGAACTAAGCACGCTAACAGGAACAAGTTACACATACACTACAAATCTAAGCCTGCGATGCGAGAAGATGACCGCGAGATGGTCGTCAGCTCCGTTGGGGTTGCCTCGTTAGGGGATGATCCTGAGTTGGTTATTATGATTAATCAGATGGAAGGTGGTCGGTTGGATACGGTGACGTTCAGCGTTGAGGAGATACCGTACCTTATGGATGCACTACAAGAAGCGTACGACTACGTTGCCGAGGGGGAGTGATGGAGGTATCTGACTGGTGGCCTTCCTGCGTACCCGAAGACCAAAGACGGGCTTGGATAAGGCCAACCGTTATGAATAAGTGGTTTAAGGTAGATGGTATACAACCCACGAGTTATATATCCCGTGCGGAACGGCAAAATAAACCTATAAGATACAAAAGACAAAAGCATGGCGTTAGGAAGGACTGTATCAAAGGCCCGAAAGTATACAGGGTCTTGGACTTAGTGGCCCGTGCTCGCGGCGAGAATAAAAAGATAGAACCCTCCGACGAACTGTACCATGAAGGTGCTATGGACGCACTCACCCTAAAACGGTATCGCTTAGGGAAAGAAA